GAAAATATTCCCTCAAGCTCCTTCATCTTTCCTTCAACAGGGCTTTTTACCTTATCGATGTCTTTCTCAAGTTTGCTTCCGTCAGCAGATAACTCAAGAACTGCTTCACCAAGGCTGGCATTACTTGACATATCTAACTCCAATGCCGATCAATTTCAAAATAGCTGGATTGGCTGGTCTTGCTTGAACAGGTTGGTTGATATTCAGTGTTCGTATCCATTTACCAACAAGATCAACTCGATCTTTCTTTTTCATATTTGGCAGGGATATAACATCTGCAAACATCAATTTGGTTTCAGTTTTTCGAATTTCCAATTTTTCCAGATAAGCCTCAATAGCTTTTATAGGCATATTTGCGATCTCGGAATAACTCAAACCGTACCAATAACTTAGCTTTGTAAATATATCGCCCCAATCGTTGGTCACTGCTTGGGGCTTATCACTTTTTTTGGTTCTGACTCGGATAAATAAAAAGCCAAAACATTGATCTTCTCGTAATAGCTTAGCTCATTGAGTGGCAAGGTTTTCCCTACCATGCTCAATATCTCATCGAACATGGATTCAACCTTTGATGCTTTTTCTTCAGTCATCTCGCCTTGCATTTGTATTTGTGCAATACGCTTTCGCAAGTCTTGAAATTGCATATATGGATAAACGCCCAAGTTTGTTAATTTGAGCATTTCATATTCGATTCCATTTCTGCGTATTTTGATGACAGTTTGTTGTCCCAAAATCGCATCCAGGTCCAGCACTTGTTTATCTTCTGCCATAATATCCTCACTCAAAGGTCAGTGCCCCCAAACACTGACCACACTACCAACCACCAACCACTAACCACCAACTGCACTACGTCGCCGCAGCGTCCTGGTATTCGATCTTGCCAAAGCGGTCCTCAGCGGAGGAGGCGTTCAGATCTTCCAGGGCTTCGAATTTCACGGGGATCAGGGTTTTACCGTCCTTCGTGAATTCGGTTTCCACATCGTCGTCCATGTACCCGCGCGGCACATAATATTGACCAGGATATGTGGCGCCATACGGTGAATCACCGCGGAACAACAGGGCATATTCTGTCACTTCAGCGCCTGCATACAATGGCAATGATCGCTTCCCGATCGTGCCCACACCTGGTGCGGTATCGGTCACGGTCCCGCCGATCACCTTGGCAAGTTTTTCCAGCGTAGCCTGCAACAGATTGGTCTCGATCGTTACCCCTTCCTCAGTGCGGATCGCCTTCACCTTGCCGGTGCGCTGATCGCTCGAGAATGTCTCGATGTTCTGCGTCTTCGTGATCTTCACGCCGCCGTCTGTTTCTCCAAGGCTCACCCAGTTACCGCCGGGCGTTGCGGTCAATGCAGGCATGGCTTCGTTAGCCGCTGCAATATACAGGGTTCCAACACCAGTCAAAATTTCATAGGCTTCCATTTTCTTTAATCTCCTTTTCCAAAATGGTTACGTATCCATCACGCTCATACTCCAGCGCAAGGGATTCCGGCATGTCAACAACATCCCCGGCTTTGCCATAACCTGTAATGGCGCATCCCGGGCGGATCTTTGCCTTCACTATCCCTCTCCCTGAAGGGCGAGGGGCAGGGGTGAGGGTTCTTCGTCTCAAACCTTTATTAACTTTCGGATCTTCCACAACATTCTCCTTTCACTACCAACTGTCAACCACCAACCATCAACCACCAATCGCCGCTTCGCCGATCAACGCATCGAAGAAAACCACGCCAACATCCATCTTCAGGATCTCGTCATACGGCATCGAGAGACCGCTGGCTGGCTTGAAATAATGCACAATGGCATTTCCTGCCGTCGTAGATACAACAAATCGCTCATTGGCTCGGCTCAGCGCAAGCAGCGCGGTATAGATTGCAGTAATGGCTGGCTGCTCGGTGGCATAGATACGCACTTCGAACCGGCTGTTATGCACCGGTGCATACAGCTCAGGCGCTCCGCCATCAAAATGCACACTTACACCGGTCTGGCTTTCCGTCCAGCCATTGCCATATCGATGTTTTCCAGCCACACGACCAGATACAGATGTCAGCGCAGTTTCCAGCCAGGTGATAACAGTCTCAAGTGGATCGATCATTTCAACCTATACTTTCTCAACACATCAGGCAATTCAGGCTTTGTCTTTTTCACGCCATTGTCCAGGTAGTGATAACCGGCAAACGAGCCCTTCATGTTTTTATAGCCCGTTGCCCAGCCTTGATGGATTGCCATTGCATATACCAACCCGCTCCCAAGCTGAATGGTGATCTTCTTGCCATTTACAACGGCATCGAATTTCTTCCCGCCGCGCTCAGGGGCTCCCGTTGATGGTGGTACATCATCACCGCTCCATGCATAGCCTGGCTTCGCCGCGTGAATAGACCGTCTCAGTGTGCTAGTCTCAACGCCGTGACCTTTTTGAAGCTCACGCTTTGAATTTCCTTCAGCTCGCAGGGCAAATTCACCAAGCGCCTTTGCAACATTCTGCATCACAGCCTGGTTCACTTCCTTGCCTCGCCACTTCTTGAAATAAGCCATCACACCTCAACTACCAACCATCAACCACCAACTGTCAACTGACCCGTTCCAGCGTTGCCATCTTATGGCGTGAATTCCGTCCGCGCCGATTCATCACCTCGGTCACAATAAACGTATCGCTGATCGTCGATCCATCCTCAAGCGTCACCAGGCTGATCTCAGCACGTTCACTGATCGTTGTGCTGGCAGCCACGAATAGCTTATACACAGACTGGATCACGCTCTCCTGGCGTTCATCACTCCACACACGTTCGCGCGCTTCTACCAAACGACAGCGCACACCCGTCACAGGCGTACCGAATGCCTTCGAAGGGTTGTTATAGACATTTGCCGTCCCGCTTGCGGGCGGCTTGATCGTGCATGTATGGATCAACAAACTATCAAACGACATTGCAACCTTCGACCTTTACTACATTGCGCGAAATGATAATTTCCGCATCGCTTTGCGAAACTCAGCATCCCAATCGTCGGGGGCTGTATAGGAATATTCGCCTGCGATGTTTTCCTGTTTCAATGCTGTTCTCTCCAGCGTCAAACGCACCAGGTCAATGATCACCTGCGTTCGCTTTTTGCGGTCATCAACGGGCTTGTACACCACAACATTCCGGTCTCCCCAGCAGGACTCTGCCGGTAATCGCTCGATCACGCCGCCAGCCCAAACTCGGTATTCGGTTTCATCCAACAGCGCACCATCCTCGGTGATGCTCACCACGGCATGGATCTCTTTGGGCATGAATAGATAAAAGCCTTCGCCTCGCAGAGTCTTTGTCACAGTGGTTTCCATCGCATCGGTTTGCGGGGCGCCAATACGTTCGGTGATCTCGCTCTCGATGCGCTCGATAACTACATCGAGATCGGCATCAGCCAATGAGGTGTTGACCAATTTTTTTGCTGTGCTGGCAGATACAAGATTTGTCATGGTTTATCTAATCCTTTACCCCTCTCCATTGCGAAGCAATGGGGAGGGGTCAGGGGTGGGGTTGTTACGACTGTGAACCGACCACGGTCCACGTCGGCGCAAGTGCAGTGCCGGTGTTGATATACAACTTGCCGTTGGTCGTGTCGGTCACCAACGCGCCCTTTTTGCAGCCACGGAAGGAGGCTGTCACGCCTGGTGTGGTTTCAGCCACAGCCAGGGTCGGGCTGGTGCCGGTCAGGTTATTAGCATGGACAGTGATTGTGTTCACGGCCAGCTTTGCCAGATCGCCGCCAAACGTAATCGTCACAGTGCCGATGCCGCTGGTTAACGTGCCAGCCGCAACAGTTACACCACTGGCGCCAATGTTCGGCAGCGCTTCGAGTGCCGCATCGATGGCAGCAACCAGCGTATTGTCAACCGCGGTCCAGTTGATTGCCGAAGTGATAAACCCATCGTATTTGAGCTTGAACGAACCGCCGTCAGGCGTCCCGCCGATCGTCAGTGTCTGCACCTCGCTGGTTCCAGCGCCTGGCACACCGGCATTTTCAAACGGACCGATTCCGCCTTCAATTTGACTCATATCTTTCTCCTTTGGGGCAGGCTCATCACCCACCCCACTATTTACTGTTTACTGATCACTGCTCACTGATCACTAAATACCCGTGATCTTGCAGAACGCAGTGGCGCGATAGATCGCAAGCGCCAAACGCTTATCGGCACGCACCGCTAACTTGCCTTTGATGAAATAGTCGCTGTGACTATTGCTCACCTTGATGTTCGCACCGCGGCGGCGGAAGATCTCCGAATAGAGCTGGAAGTCGCCAAGCAGCGCAGTGTTTTCGGTTTCAGCTGTGGTCACCACCACAGGCAGACCCCACACGCGCTCAGGACCAGCTTCAGCGGGGGAACCCCAGATGTAAATGCCGTCCACTGTACGCAGCAAGCGGATGTCCTGCCAATCATTCGGATGAATGACCGCAGCGCTCGGCTCGGCAAAGCCGGTGGCGCGCACTTTGGTCATGCCCTTGTAGATCGCATCGGGAACCGGATCGGCGCCCTTAGCCTGAGCCTGCGTCACGATGGTATGGAACCCGCCCAGGTTCGGCGCATTGTCATCGCCGGTCAAAAGCTGGTCCTCTTCGACCAGATCAAGCATGGTCATCAAGCGGTTATCGATCAATGACTGTGCCTGCGAAACATCCTCGATCTGGATCTCGGTCACAGGCAGGAAGGTTGCGATTTCGCGCACACCCTTCGAGCGCTCGGTATACGCCAGTGCGCCCTCGCCAGCCTGTCCGCCTTCACTGCGGGTCGCAGCGTTGTTCGTGAATGTGGTCTCTTCCATGTACACGATGGCAGCCTGATCGGTCGGGGTTTGCGGAATGAGGTCCGCAACGACCGGGCGGCGATGGGCATACTCAGCCACACGACCGGTACGGATGCTCTGCGGGGCAAAGCCAGCGCCGGTTTCCATCAAGGTCTTCGAAGCGCGTGCTTCAAGGAAATCGAAATCGTTCAAACGCACCTCGAACGATTTCTTATCGCGCGCGTTCTTATAGGCTTCACTTCCAACGAACATCTCGCCCAAAGTCTTCACCTGGCGTTGTTCGGTGGTGGTCTTCTGACCATTGAGCGGCAGAGAATTGGCAGGGCGGTTGCTGTCACGCATCGCCTGTGCATTGCGCTGGAAGATTTCATCAGCCGCCTTGAGGTCCTCAACCTGCTTGGCAAGGTCATCAATTTCGGCATTGCGGGCCTTCACATCATCGAGCTGTTCAGGCGTGAGGTTGTAACGGTCCTGTCCGTCAACCTTCACAGCAGCCTTCGCAAAGATCGCAGCCAATTCAGCGCGCTTGGCATTCAGTTTTTCGAGAATTTCTTTCCAGTTCATGGGATTACTCCTTATTCAAAGATGAATTTTGATTTTTCGAATTTTGCAAGTTCGTTCAACACGTCCGCTTCATTTGCCATCGGCGCAGTCTCTGTCAAAATAGCTTCGATCTCCGAAACCATCTTCTGCAATCGACCACGTGTGCCATCTGATAGCGTCCGCCCCTCGGTCTCGCGGAAAGTCTTGCGGTCCTTCACGCGCACCAAAAACTCTTCCACGGTGCTCTCCACCAGTGCAGAGTGTTGTACAAAAGTCGTACCGGTCACCGGCAGACCCTTTACTCCAGCCGTTGCGGGGTTCATGCCCCAGTTCACATCAGAGATGTCATACAGTTCCACCTCATTCAAAATGCGGATCGGTCGCTGTCCGTCTTCACGCTCTTTGATGGTGTACTCATGCACATCGTATGCATAAGACATCTCTGTAATGTCGCCTTCCTGAATGCCCTTGAACACCCAGTTCGAAAGAGGAATATCCTCGTAATACTTGCGCGTCACCTCTACGCCGCCGGTTGCCTCTGGCGCCCATTCCAGCACCTTCGCCGGAAGATCTGTCCTCCCCACCTCGCGGACCTGCTTGACGCTTGCGATCGGCGGATTCATGCTGTTGTGATTCCACAGGAACCGCACACGCGAGCGACCGTTATTCAGCCACTTCTCGAACGATCCATTGATCGACATATCGTCGCCGCTGTCCACGTTCCCATGCACAGCAAAAATACCGACAACGGTCCTGGTCTTTGCATCCAGTTCCTTCACGAAATAAGGCAAAGTTTTATAGTCCATCTTGGTCCTCCGTAGGGGCAGGGTTCTCCAGCCCAAGGGTTTCATCAAAGAATTTTTTCGCATCCTCCGCATTGCGGATCACGGTCAACCAGACCTTCTCTCCATCTCTGCGGATTGCATACAACACATCCGTATCCGGATGCGCGAATGTCCGAAAATAATCGGCGTCATAAGTAACGCCTTCGATCACGATCATCTCAATGCCGCCTCGCCAATCTCTCTCGATGTTTAGCGGTTTATTCGGCTGGTGCTTTATTGGTTTTATGAATGTTTGCATGTCATCCTCGATCCGGCTTTGCATCGCCAAAATAAGGAGCTGCTGCCCTGGTGCAGCTCGGGTGCTCGAGCGAATGAGCCGCAAAATATTTCAACGTCCAGATCTGACCGTTTGCAATCTTGCATTCATCATCGTCATCGTCTGAGCCGTTATCCAGGATTTCCACCAGCTCCACGCTCGCCTCGCCGTACCGTTTCACCGTGGCAAGATTCTGAGCCTCACCCAATTCCGTGCGTGCGATATTGCGTGCGCGGTCCTTATAGGTTTCATCGACGATGTCCCGCAAACCAGGCTGGCTTTCATCGCCGCGCACCAGGTCATCGATGCTCCAGCCATGATCGTTTCCATATTTCAATGCATCGCGGATTGCGCTCAGCGTCGTGTCGTTGATTTCCTTTACCCGTGTTCCGGCAGTCTTGAGTACCTCCGTAACAACTGGGTCGGTCAAGTCGAACGCCTTTTCAACGCCAAGCGTCACATTCCACGTATCCCAGGACAGTTCCGTGATCTCAATGTAAAACCGCTTCACCAATGATTCCAACTGTTTGCGGTCCTCGGCAGTGATCAATTGATTCGCATTTGGCAAATCCGCCTTCAGCTCTCCGCCTTCCGTCTTCTGCCCACTGCCTTCCGCCTTCTGCCCCTGCGCTCTTGCCACCACACGGTCCGCCAGCTGGCTGAAATACACATCCACCGCCTGCTTCATACGTGCGGCAACACTCGCCCGGATTCGCCTCAAAGCCGCCCCACCGCTCCCCTTCTCTTCGACTTTTGACTTTTGACCTTTGACCACATCCCGTACCACTGCTCCAGAATTTGCAGGTACAAACTCGGTCGCCAGGCTCACGTAATACACATCATCTCCAGCCAGCGGCTTCATGCCCAATTCACGCTTCGCCTCAGCGCGTGTCACAAGACCGCTCTTCCACATCTCGTTTACAGATGTGCGCTGGTCCTTCTTCAGCTCCTGCAAAGCGCCCACGTTGCTCACATCGAACTTCAACGCGTAATTCTTCGGAAGCGCAAAATCGTCCTTAAGTCCATTGAACATTTCCGATGCAAACGAACGCCACAACGCCATCAACGTTTGTTCGGTGAAAGCCTTGCGCGCAGCTGTATCTCCATAATCACTGCGCTTCACTCCCACATTCAAACCGGCAACAGAGGGCGGCACATGGAAATTTGCTGCAATGCGTGTCTCTGGCACATCTGCCAGCGTCTCACCCGCCAATTTGTTCAGGTCATAGCCAAGCTGGTCCACCTTCATCCCGTTCGTGATGAATGCCGGTTGCCCTGCTCCATGTTTCTGTACCCACTTCTGACCCATTGCATCCATCTCATCCTGGGTTGGTTCATCGCCTGGCTCAAGCGTGATCACAACAGGCGGGACGGCATTGTTTTTCAGCAACGAAAATATGTATGAGGTCGCTTCGTTATCTCGGTCAACCTCCCGTGCGCTCAGCTCGATTGCACCGATTCCCTTATGTGGGTTATGTGGATCAACCATCCATTTCCAATGGATAATGTCATCCTTTGAAATCGGCACTTTTCTGCCATTACCCGGATCGAATTCGTAATACGCCACAAAACCTTCATCGGTATTGATTCCAGCGATCGGGGTCACGTTCACATCGCTGAATGGGTACAACGCGATCACTCGTCCGCTTGAATTGCGTTGCTTCCAAAAATAGGCATTACCGCCGATTGAGTTATATGCAACTGCAAACTGCAAAAATTCAGCCATGCCCATGTCTGAATTTGGTTTCTTCAGCAGTGCATTCAGCGAGTGGATATAGTCGGGCACGAACCGCCCTTCATCTTCGATCCCAACCAGCAAGGGAGGTTCAGGGAACGTCAGTTGCAATGTGGTCGCACAGGCAGAGACGGCGCTGTTCTTCTTGTATCCCTCGCTGATCAACTTATCGGTGCTGATCGTCGTGAATGCATAACGCGCCCAGACTGGCGCAAATGAAAATACCTTTGCAAACGTAACCGCTGCCTTGCGGAAAAAATTCTTGAATAAGGTCATCCGATTCTGCTCTTTCTGAACGTGCCGATCATTTGCAATAGTTTGTTGTATGCACTGCTTGCCGCGTCCACCTGGTCGTCGTGTGAACCCCGGTCGAATGCAACACATTCATCGATAAACGCGTCATTCCAGGCTGCCTTCAGCAAAAAGACCAGTCCGCCCTGAAAAGCAGATTCCAATGGTTCCGAGCGTGTTGCCTTGTCACCGGTCATTGTTTCGAACTTCGCCGGGTATCCCATCAACACACGGTTGGTTGCCTCAGCTGAGTCCTTGCCCGCCGATCCAGGATCCTGCTGATGCCAGATGTTTACCTTTGCATACATCTCGGCATCTCGTTTGGCGGTCTCGTGCATTTGCCGGTCGCGCTCATAAGAGGTCCAGCGCCCGCGCACCACATCAAGCACGTAAAAGAAACCATCGGAGCAATAAGCCATGAGCACGCCAACAGTGAAATCGCCCTTTGTCGAATTCGCCTTGTCCCAATAGCGCACAACGAATTTGATCGTTACGCCTTCCGGCAGCTTCGTGATGATCTTGAACCAATCGCGCTTGTATTTCTGCCCGTCTTTCGCATACGGCATCTGCTGATACAAAGCGGAAAAATAAAAATCCTGCTGTGTCGTGCGGACCTTCAGCATTTCCTCTTTGCTCATGATTGCAGGGCAAAGCACCTCGCCGGTTTTACGCCCGATCGCGTCCCTCAAAGGCAAATAAACGCCTTCAAGCATCTTCTTTCGTTGCTCGGCTTTGTTCAGCGCGAATAAACCATCTTCGACGATGCCCGGCATCATTAGGATCTTCCACTTGTCACCGGTCGGTTGCTCGATCATGTTCTTGATAATGCGACCTGCAACATCATCAGGGTGCCAGCGTGTCATCACAAGCACGCCTGCCTTCATACGCACGCGAAATGCTGATACATAAAAATCCCATGCATCATCACGGATCTCTTTGCTCTGCGCTTCCTTATGCCCCTTGATCGGGTCATCAAAGATGCCCAAGCCTTTTGCCTGCCCTGGCACAGCTCCACCAACACCGGTTGCGATCATGCCGCCTCTGTGGGGCGCAGCCAAATCCCATGCCGCAGCGCTCTTGCTGTCTGTGGCAAGTTGTACGGGCTCGGCACTGGGAGAACGTTCGCCAAAAACTGCCTTATATCGATCGGTCATGATCATGTTGCGCACAGCTCTGCTGTTTCCGCTCGCAAGGTCCGCACCATACGAGACTTCGATCACACGTAAATTCGGCAGCTTGCCAAGCGAAAATGCGGGGAAAAAACGCGAAACCATCGCGCTCTTGCCATGCTGTGGGGGAGTTAAGATCATCAGGAACTGTGTACCTTCTGCCCCGTCTGTTTCCAGATAGCGCAGCACCTTTTGCAGCTCCATAGCCATCAAATGATGCATCGCATGAGCGCGGTACCAGGGCACGTTGTCCTCGTCCATGCTCATGTATTCAGCAAAGTAAGCCAGGTCTTCCTGCGCCAGCAGGATCCGCCCAACTTCCTCGCGTACATCACTTGGGTTGATCTGTGTCGCCAGCGACATCCGGCTCCTCCGAATAATCTTCAACGGCAGATTGTTCAGCTATCAGTTTTTTCTTGAGTGCTACCAGTTCTTCAGGCTTGTCCAAACCAGCCAGACGCAGCTTCTCTTCAAAGCTCAACTTTGAGAGATCGATATTCCCGGTCGAATTAAGCAGCAGCTGGTCCTTGAGGATCTCCGCCATTTTGAAATGAAGTTCCCGGTCGCCTCTGCCCTTGTAATCGGGCTGGCTCGCCACCTCAAGCATTGCATCCACACTGTCGCTAAGATGGTTCAGCACGCGATCGCGCCACGCTTTATTGGCTATCGCATCGATCTGCGGGTTACGTGCCCGCCAAACGCTGAATTGACGATCACTCGCCATCCCTAGCATGTCTGCAAGTTCTGCTTGTGTCTTTGGCCATCTGTATTTCCTTGGCGTGCCCAGCCATGCGATCAACACTGCCACGCGAAACGGCCACTGACCGACAGACAGCTTCATGTATTCTTCATACCAAAATGGCTTCTCCGGTTTGCCATTGACCTTTGGCCACATATCCGGGTTTTCCAACATCGCCCTGGCAACGTCCTTGCGCGCCTGTATTTCTTCAGGCGATAAATGCGCAGAATCGCCCGTCAGTTCTTCCTCGGGCAGATCCAGATCAAAGCTCAATTGATACGATGGAGATGTAATCGGCATTCTTCAACTCTCTTCCCTTCCCATGAGTGGAAGGGTTGGGGGCTATCCCTTCGCCTCAATCGCAGCCACCCGCGCCTCAAGACTTGCCACGCGTGCGACAAGATCACCGGCAGGTTGTACAACTGGCAATCGATATTCAGGGGGCTGTTCAGCTTCAGGCAGACGCTCCATATAGGTGCGGTTCAAACCTTGCATACACACATACAGTGCAACGCCCGCAGCATTATGCGGAGAAATGCGTCCCCACACAACGTTCTTTTCGTCCACTTCAAAATCCAACACAGTGCGGACTTTTCCAAGTTCCAAAAATCCTTCCTGATTGGAGGAAATAAGTTTTTTTGTGATTGGGTTATATCGGTCAACAGCCCGTGGACCACGGCGGATATTGACCTCGGAAACTGCTTTATGTACTCCAGCGCTGAACATTTGAACCTCAATTCGTAATTGTGATCTGATGTGTAAAGATCGCCCACAGAAAACCGATGATCAACACGCCGATCACACCTGCCAGCCAAACAATTGCTTTGATCAATGGTTTTGTTTTTTCGATGAACCTGTCGTGCTCAGTGAGCTTATCGGTATGACCATCGACAACCTCGATCGACGGTTTCGCTGATTGAATAAAACGCTCATGAGCCGAAATATCTTCTGAATGCTTATCCAATTTCTTCCAAGCCGAATCCAGCCGTGTTTTCATGACAGCCAGGTCAGA